TATTCTATGAGGTCATGTAACTCCTCTTTAGCATGTCTGCGAGCAGCAGGATTTGCTGTTGGATCATCAACGATCTCTTTATCTTTTTTAATGTGGTCTTCTATACTTTTCATAGTTTTTATTCCGTTTGTTGAATACCAAAAGAATCTCTGTTTAATTTTAACACAGTAGTTACCTCTTGTGTTCTTTGATCAAAGAATCGAGATAATTTGCTAATAAGATAAAATCCACTGTTAGATTCATCTATTCTATTATCCAATTTCAGATCTTCAGAGACTGACGAAGGTAATATTACGTTGATAACATCCCCAACACATAAATCAAGATTTCCTGGAATATCAATTCGTAACCCTTGTGTATTTAGCATGAAATTACGAGAAATATTTTGTACTATACTGTGCTTACTATAATCCCAATGATTGTTATCATTCTTATAATCAGGATCATCTGGGTCTGCTGTGTTTATACCCATGTAATTTTTCTCATGATCAACTATAGCTGATAAGATCCTTGTTGGATGTTCTGATAGTTTTTGTTGCATGGGATTCAGCTTATCTTGAGATCCCAAGTGAGCTTGATTGTCCCATTGCTCATGTAACTTATAATTATATACTTCAAACTTACCAGAAGATATATCATAAGTTTGCAGTTGTGATGAATATGTTCCTAGACGCAATGCATGAATTAGATTTATCTCACTCTCAAAATTAACATTTATGATACTATCTTCACCTGAACCCTCTTGTTCACGTGGTTCATCTGTAAATGTTTTTATATTCTTATTACCACCAAAGGTTCCTTTAACATCACAGAGAGCATCAATTGATTTAAAATGATATCCCCTACGATTCTCAAAGAACACATATCCAGCACTACCACCAATGGATTTACCCTTATTTGTAGTAGAAGAACTATTACCGCTATCTACATTAGAATTAGCAGCAGAGATAGAACCATTACAAAGAGAAGATATCACAGAAAAGGGTGACTTACCGTTAGGATGTATTTTTGTATTATTCTGACAAGGAGTTCCAAAGAAATCTTTCTCTGTAGCAATAATTTTTTCATCTTCTAAGATCTTTTTCGCTATAATGTCAGGACGACCTGTTAAAGTCTTAGAAATCTTCAAAGATTCATTAGTAAGAGCTTCTGCTGATATCAATCCAATATTATATGTCTGTATTTTATTGGAGATAGATCTATCATTGATAGTATATACTTTCATAATATAATGATATTCTATCTCATCAGGTCCAGCAATACTCATTTCTACATCTTCACCACCAACTATTTGATTAATTACAGACTTACCAGAATCTAATACTCTGATATTAGCACTCACATATGGATCAGTGATAGATTCAAAGTATGTTATAGACTGAACACCAGGCATCAAGTTCCAAGGTTTCTTAGAAACTGCATCTATAAGGTCTAACTTTGTTAGAACATATGAAAAAGCACTATTACTATTCTTCATTATGCATTAAGCCTTTGGAAGCTATTAAATTTATACAGGTCAAGCAGTCTATTATCAATAGGTTGAGAAGAAGTAGATAAGGTTGTGCCTTGCTCATTTCCTCCAGTACTAGCAACTTGTTGTTGAGATGGTAGAACAATAAACTGAGGACTATTTGATGTATCATTGCTAAGGGCAGCAACAGATGTAGATAACTTATTACTCAATCCCTGTGCTCCTTCAAACTCATTAGGCATATACTGCATCCAATTAGCTGGTTCCCATCCCTCTGGTTTTACAGAATCACCAGTAGTTTGCCATGAATGATGGAAGAAATTACCAGTTGGATCAAACATAGGATCTTCTTCTGGAACTCTATTACTCAATTGAGACTGTCCTTTGAAATCAGTTCTACCTTGTAAAACTTTAAGTGCTTCTATAAGCTTTGCTTGTCCTTCTTTACTTTGTAATAGAGATGCAATTTCAGGACTATCAACCATAGTTCCCTTCTCAAATGCTTCATATTGTCCAGGTGCTGAGATAATCTCTTCTATAGTACCATCACCTCTTGCTTTCCTATTAAGAATAGAAGCAGCAACACCATAGATATCATCCGTACCTTGAGAAGCCTCGCCACTAATAGCAAATGCTAAGTGCTTATAGTCATCCGCAGTTAGACCTTTTAAGGTTCCAGTGCTAGTCTTATTACTTGTCTGGAAGAAGTTCTGTCCATTGACTTTAGAGACAGTGTTAGTATCACCCAAAACTCCAGTCAAATCTGTTGATGCTACTTCTACTCCTTGACTACCCAGAATGTTCTCTGTTGAAAAAGCATTAGAATTAGAACTAAGGTTTTCATCTCCATTAAACTCCGTATTATTAATTTCTTCGTTATTATTTGTTACACCACCATCTACGGTAGTACTATTAATATCAATGCCTTTATCCTTCAATTTCTGAAGAATCATTTCGTTCATTTTTATTTTCTGATCACCAATTTGAAGTGGAGACTTACCACCCATACTAACAACAGCCTCAAGTATTCCCCAAAGTTGTTGTAATCTGAATAAAGGATTCTTCTTCCAATCTTCTTCTTTAAGAATCTCCTCCTTTAATTTTAGAATCTCTGCTTTTTGACCTTCAATGTCTTTTTTTGATATACCATTTGCTACAGAAGAAGCTTCCCATTCTGCTAATGCGTCATTAATCTTCCCAGTAATCATTCCTGTAACAATACCAACAACACCACCTTTAAACATATTCTTCCAATTGATGGTCCTAGGGTTAAGGAAGGTCTTAATATTAAACTTAGGTTTAACAGCAGGTTTAGAAGTTATTTGATTAACAATGCTACTAGCACCATCATCTATAGTACCTACACCTGAAGTTACTACATCATCTACAATACCTGTTCCTCCACCTAAGTTTGTATTTGCAGATTTTATATTATTTGATAAGTTTGCATTGAAAGAACTACCTTGAGGAATAACTTCTTCGAGTACCTTTGCGGTATTAGGAGTATTAATTACTTCATCTGCATTCTGAAGAACAGATTCTTTTAATTGTAGATTTTTATTTTTTATGTTCTTTGATATATCATCGCCAACTTCGTTGATCTTTGTTAAATTGTTTAAGTTTGTACGAGGAGTTACAGTCTGTCCCTTTTGATTGACTATAGAATCTTTAGCAGAAACATTTTTGTTTCTGAACATATTACTAAAAAAGTTCTTAGTATTTTTTACAGCACCACCTAACTTTAATCCCTTAAATAAACCAGACATCTTAGGTATTAAAGATGCAACTGATGTCTTAAAAGCTAAAGGTAATGCCTTAAAAGCAATAACACCGCCACCTACAATTTGTACGAGATCAGAAAGCTTACTTATGATACCATCACCTTGTTTCTTCTCTATCCCAGTTTCAAATCCCTGAGTTCCAGACAGAAATTCCTCATCTTCCATCCTATTTTCTTGTCTCAATCTCTTAGAATCTGCTATCTGATCTCTCTTAATCTCAATAAACTTACCAAATAAAGTATTTTGTGCTTCCAATAAAGCAGTCTGCTTTTTATTCTCGTTAACTACTTCAGAAGTAATATCAATTGCAGTACCATCATCCAAATTAATTGGGTCTAGTGGACTAACACTAGTAGAAAACATTGATGTTATACCACTAATACCACTTACTATAAAATCATCTACAGCTTGAACAGAATCCTGAACGAATTTAAGATTTGCAGGATCTATAGGATTATCACTACCACCAGACTTAGATTTCTTTCGCAGCTTCTTATACTCGGAAATAAGAGTATCAGCAAGACTCTTATCTGTAGAAGTATTTGAATATCCTTGGGTTCCTGAAGCCATTATCGTTGTGCTTGCTTTTGTTTAAGTTCCTCAAGATATTGGGTAAGGAGTGCAAGATACACTACTCTCTCCCAAGGCATCATATTGTCTAGTTCTGTCAAACTATATTTATGGTGCTGCATTAGAGCGAAGTTAGTTTGATAATACTCCTCCAAATTAGTATGGAAGAGTGCTATGCGAAAAAACTCTGCAGCCCCTCTAAGGTATATGTAGACGACTTCTTAGTATTAGGATTAATAACATCAAACTTATGTTGAAGTTTAGGCATTGTCTCAAAAAATTTAGCGACTTTATTAAATTGCCTTTGAGTAAGACTCTCGATAAATTCCTGAAGTTCTTTTGGTGTACACTCAGAAGCTTCAGTAACATCTTCACCCTCAAAAATCTGATCTATACATCCAACAATAATGTCCAAACCATCCATATCAGTCTCACCTCTAACCCCAAATTCAATGAAATGATCCAACTTAGGGTACTTCATAATAATACCCACATTTTTATTGATCATAATCTTATCAGTATGACCTTTTGGTTTAAAGACCTCAACATCATTAATGTTGATAGTATGTGATACTTTAGTTTTATTATCATCCAGACACACCACATTGACTGTGATCTCTTCTCCTACGGAAGCAGCACGAATTTTAAGGAATACATACTCCAGATCAAAACTAGGTAAATCTTCAATCTTTATACGAGATGAAACACAAGATTTAATTACATCAACAGTTGCTTGTGTTATCTGCTTTTCATCTCCTGAGTCCATTGCAATAAGAAGGACTTTCTCTTCTTTAACAAGAAATGGACGGTATTTAATCTTTTTTCCGTTTGACGGCAATTCGAGCTCATAGGTAGGAGCAACAACCTTTGGTAAAGCCATAATGTAGTTTTCTTTTATTTAGTACGTAATATTATAAACAACAATACATCTGAGATGTCCTGGTGTTGTTGGACAGACTGCATGATAGTGAGATCCATCAAATAACAGCATCTTACCTTTCTGAGGTTTAACTTCATGCTTTACTGGGATAGGATCATTCTTCCAATCAATACTCTGGTATGGTATTATAAACTTTGAAGAGTCCTCTTCTAAATCCTTATAAGAAGCAGTTTTATCAAAAATATAGGTACTACCAGGTACATCATTAAGATATAAGATAGCAGTATAATGATTATTAGGATAATCTACATGAGGGTCACCACAATGAGCGTGGTTAAAATGATACGTGCAGTTTATGTTTGCTCTAGTTATACGTTTATGTTCTATTCCATTATCCTTCAGAAAATCTTTCATGATTTTCTTAAAAAATGCCCAGAATGGTGAATCAGAGAATAAACCAGTATCAGGTCTCTTATAATGTCTCTGCAATAAAACATGAGAGAATTGAGGAAATAAATCTGAGGTAGTATGAGGTTCCCACATCCAAGTAATACGTGGAGCTCCTTCAGATCTATCACGTTGTGATTTGGTTCCATAAAAACAGTTATTCATGAAATCATCTACAACTGCAGGATTCCTGATATAATCTTCTATCTTTTCAATCATAATAATGAATCAGTTTAATAATTATAGCACATATTAGGGTTATTGACCTCTGGATATTCCGTTTTCTGTGGTAAGACCAAATAAACCAAATTCAGGATCATCAGAATCTTTAGATGAAGTCACATTATTCCAACCCCAATCAGAAATATCATTATACACCACATGATGCTTAGTATAATGGAATGTTGCTGTAGCTTTAGTTATTTGAGAAGCACCAAATGATAATGGTATAGACTCAACAGTATATGGATAAGCATCTTGAAGCACATGAACTTCAGAAACCCTTTCAATTGCTGAATCAAACCCTCTTTCTACCTTTGCTATCCTAATAGTACAAGTGTAGTCATCTGGATATCTAATTCTAGTAGTTCTAGACTTCTTTTTCCAATCGGTACTCATTATTTTACCGAAACTAGCACCAGTAGTTCCTGGTGCATATCCATCCTTATCAACAGCATCGCCTTCTCCAGCAGCAGGTTGAAACTCAGCAAATATATACTGCCACCAAGCATTAACAAACTTGAATGGTTCCATGTTAGCATCACACATCCATCCTAATTGAACATCAGTGTAAAGCTTAGTGTGAGCATATGATATGGATCCTTCTCCTAGAAGTCTCCCTTGTAACTGTCCAGTAGCTGCTTGTGAAGGTGGTAATTGAGCTTCATCACAAAATCCTTCGTATATATCAGCATTGGTTACAACACTATCAATGTACTTCTTCAATGTACCATTGATATCAAACTTTACGGCGAATCCATTGGACATCGCCATACCGCCTTTCTTAGCGATATCCTGAACATATTTTGGTATTGAGGTATTAGGCACTCTAAATATCTAAGTGTATCCATTTTATTTAGGATGGCTTATTCAGGTAAGTATAAACCAAAGAATCCTAAGAAGTATAAAGGAAACCCAACAAAGATCATATACAGATCAAATTGGGAGAAAAAATTTATGTACTTCTGTGATTCTACAGACTCAATTCTTGAGTGGGGAAGTGAGGAAGTAATCATTCCTTACCGTTGTCCTACTGATGGTAGAGTTCATAGGTATTATCCAGACTTCTATATCAAAACTGCTAAGAAACAGAAATACATAATAGAAATCAAACCAAAGAAGCAAGTTAAAGGTCCAGAAAAAAATCCTAAGCGAAAAACTACTGCTTGGAAGAAATCTGTTCTAGTCTTTATGAAGAATAAAGCAAAGTGGAATGCTGCAGAAAATTGGTGTGATGATAGGAGTATGAAGTTCAAGATCCTAACGGAAGATCAACTACATGTCTAAACTAACAATATTTGAACAAGTCAAAGAAAAAGCAGGTAGTAAGGAACAAACTTCCGCATGGTATAGGAAGCAAGTTCGTCTTATTGCTAAGAACTACAATGACGTTGAAAAGTTGATAAGAGAAGACACTCAAGAAAGCTTAACAGAAGATGAATTTCAAGATACTAACCGAGTTCGTAATAATGTAAGGGAAGGTCACCTATATCTCTTCGAGTATAAAGCAACTAAAAAGTACCTACCATACTACGATCAGTTCCCATTAGTGTATGTTACTAAAAGGTCATCTTCCAGTGATTTCTTTGGTACAAACCTACATTATATCAATCCAAAGTATAGATACACTGTAATAAAAAACTTAATTGAGAACGACACTCTCAACGTACCTAAGATAACCTTCCATAAATACTTAGATAGTAATGTTATAGGTAGATTCTTAGATCTCGGCAAAGACGAATGGTATACGGCAATATACTTGCCTATTGATAATTTTATACGTGATAAAAACGGACGGAAGCTTCCTATAAGGAAAGATAAAGTCTGGAATAAAACCTATGAGAACCGAAGATACAGAATCAAAACCAAAAGGTCGATTGAAGATTATAGTGATGAACCAACTATTCTAATACCATAAATGCCTAAACAATTAAGATACCCATCAGAACTTGCGAATACAGAAAATTCAGATTATCTATCATTTGGTTTCTACAAATATTATCCAGCTTACAGAAAAGAAGGTGCTTTATCTGGTAATAGAGCAGGACTAGAGGCTATGAATCAAACCAATTCGACTAAAAATTACTTTGCAGATAAGACAAAGGCAGAAAAATTAAATACCCCAGATGGTAATTTTGGTCAAAAGATGGGAGAAGACATATTATTATACATGCCACCTGATATTAGTACATCATTTGCTGCTGACTGGGGTGGTAAAGAAGTAAATAATGCAGTTGCAGGTGGTCTTGCTGCTTCTTCAAATATACAATCTAGTGATGTAAAAGGTCTTGCAGATAATGTTATGTCTGGTGTTACATCTCTTGGTGCACTACCTCAATCGACTGCAGCACGTATTACCAAATCAATAGCAGCTGCTGCTGGTAGTAACCTCAATATGAATGATGTTCTAGCAGGTACTACAGGAACCATGTTAAACCCAAATGTTGAAGTATTATTTGGTGGTCCTAAACTACGTAATGTTTCCTTTGCATTTAAAATGTCTGCTAGGAACAGAGATGAAGCAGAGGATATCCATAAGATATGTACGATATTTAAAAAGAACCTACTACCTGGACATAGTGCAAGTAGTAAAATTGCAGAAGGAAATGCAGGTGATATTGAAGGAATATCTGATATACTTATGACGGGTAAATATGGTAATTTCATAGAAGTACCAAATTTAGTAATGTTGAAATACATGAAGGGTTCTAAAATGCACCCATATCTCTCTCAATACAAATCACTTGCCTTAACTAACGTAGATGTGAATTATACACCTGATGGGGTATATTCAACATTTGTTGATGGTTTTCCAACAGCAGTTGAGCTTAGAATATCTCTTGTAGAGACAAAACTTGTATATAAACAAGAAGTAGAAATACGAGAACAAGGTAAAGTAGGAACAAGAAGCTGGAGTTACTAAATGTACTTTAATACTCAACCAAAAATAGAATACGACTTAAAACCACAGAGTTTCCCATTTTCAAGCTCTGATTTTACAATTGCGAATAACTTCTTCAGAAGGGTATCTGTGGATCAAGATGCATTCGGTTATATTGGGTATTTCAACAAATTTGCTATTCCTAATAATGTGAGGATAGAAACTCTAGCAGAAGGAATTTATGGAGATGCTCAGTATGATTGGATTATTGCTATATCCAATAATATAACAAATGTCTATACTGACTGGCCTCTATCAGAAAACGCTTTACAAGTTTGGGCAGAAGAAAAGTATGGAAGTCAAATATACAGCGATATCAGATATTACGAAATTACTGAAGATGTTAAAAATGAGGCAGGAACGATATTTTTGAAAAAAGGGCAAAAAGTTGATAAAACCTTCTATGACGGTAATTTCCAATATAACTCCCAAGACGTAAATAACACAATTATCACTATTGCTGGAAATACCATATCTAAAGGTATTTCTATATTTGAGGATGAGACCAGAATAAATGAATCTAAAAGAGAGATCTATATACTCAAAAGTGAATATTTATACGAATTCGTACAAGACCTAAAAAAGCAGAGCACCTACAAGAAGTGCTCTGCTTACGTTAATAACAAATTAAAAAGGACTCTAGTCTAGCTCGACTTTTTTGAGTAAAAATAGTCGGGAAATTTTTTCCCACATTGCCAGAACTAGAAATCCAATTTCGACACCTAGTCTTCCTCTGCTAAACTTGCAAAGTAACTTAGTGCGTCATCATCACTAGTTTCCTTCTTGCTGAACTTAGGTGCAGAAGATGCTGCAACCTGCTCAACAGGAACTGGTTCAAACTGTTCCTCTGCCTGTGCTCTAAAAGCAGCAGGTGAAGGTGAACTATTGAGTACTGCGTTTAAACGAGTCTCTAGTTCTTCATATGTTTTGAACTGATCTTCAGCAGTAAATGCTGCTAAACTATGCTGCTCTTTGTAAGTAGCTTCAAGTTGAGAATCATCAGAACTTAAAGCACTAACAGCATCGAACTCGGAACTATCATAGTTCCAGAAACCAGCAACGGTCTTGATCTTTAACTTAAAGTTTGCTCCTTCCCAGAAGTCAAACACATTTACAGGAGTCTCGTCTTGAAACTCTGGCTGCATTGCGGCCATTACCTTGTCGAAAATCTTCTTACCGAACTTGTACAAGAATACCTTACCTTCATTTTCAGGGTTCTTAGGATCTTTAACAACAACAATGTTTGTGTAGTAAGTAAGCTTACGCTTCTGCTTACGAGCAATGTCCTTGTCTGATTCGTGACCACTATTCCACAACTTACGATTAACTTCACCAACAGGGTCTTTTTTGTTTTGTGTCGTTAAACTGTTTTCGATGTACCAACCACCAGGTCCTTGGAAAGCATGTGAATATAACTTTGCCCAAGGAAGGTCTTCACCTTCTGGGGGAGGGAGAAATCTAATAACAGCGTAACCATTACCTGTATTATCTAACTCTGGTCTCCAGAACCTCTCGTCTTTACCGCCACCTGTTTGGGTGGACTTCTCTATCTCTTTCTGTAAAAAATCAAAATTTGCTTGAGATTTTCGTTTTAGATCTGCGAATGTCATATCAGATTGTTTTAGATTTATTTGGATTGTGTTTTTGGGGTGGGAGGTAGGAATAATGTATACCTACAAGTACAGGGCATTTCTACATAAGTAAATTTTTA